GGCTTTTCCCCGAGGAATTATTTGTTAGAATAATTCGCCCACCGTTTGTTAGACGGATAGAAGGTTAATACCCTCTACTTACTCGGATGTCAGCGTATTTCATGTAGAAACAACGCTGGCAACGCGGGTACCGCTGAATGGTCGAGTTTCCTTACCCTGTACCTGTTTAGGTCCGTGGTACGCGAAGATGTTGATACACCATCGCGTAAGGACTCTCGATCCCATGTGGCGTTTAGCCAATGATAATAACCGCCCTCTCCGTTAGACTTTCGCTTCGTTTCCAAAGCTAGGCGGGAGAAGCTGGGATCATAAGAAACCAGCTGGAATTTTCCGGACGAGATACCATCACCACCCCAAAGATGTTTCGGCACGAAGGACTTGAGCCAAAGCCAAATGTCCTCAACCTCAGGGTTGAGAACAGAAAGCCCCTCAATGGATGACCACACACGAAGCTGATTAGCGACATGTATAACGTCCATTAATCTTTCGATCGGCGCCTTAACATAGAAAGGAGTTATGTCAAACCCATTGTGGTAATGACCTCCGCAACTTTCCCTAAAGGGTCCGTCCGTATGAGACTTCTCGAGATTAATCGTGAAGCCAAAGTACTTAAAGACACTAGGAAGGATGTCGGAGATGCCCGATGGGCATATGATGTCATCACCATAGATACTGACAATTCCACGGACACCATCGAAGTAGCAAATAGCTCGCGTGAGAACATAAAAGATTAAACTTTCAAGTTCAAACGTGAAGCCATTGCCCATCGATGAAATCATGTGGTTCCGATGTTCTTCACCATCAATGATGGTGACTTGACACCTAACAGCGTCAAGGAGGGTGTACCAGCACTCAGGGAGCAGTTGCTGAACAAGTTCAGTTGTGATTGAATCACTCGCGCTCGACAAGTCGAACGTGGAGAGTGAGTTGGTCACACTGCCGATATGAGCGAACTTCCGGTTATTAGACTGGTCGTTCAGGTTTATGCCGATACGGCGTAGGCAACTACTAAAGTAGTTCCCAATGCCCTTCTGTATGAACATGTTCAAATCGGGTTCCTTTGCAGCAACCCGATCGATATCGGTTTTCTTGGGAACGGTAAACATCACATTGCCTGGGACTACTTCTATCGAAGTGTAGCCCCGGTCAGCAAGCCAGCCCGGCATCTCGTCCTTAATAAGGTCGAAAACGTCGAGGCAGCGAGCCGTGACATGTGCTTTTCCGAGGTACTTACTAGCCGGATGGCTTTCAGTACGTGGCCGACTTGTCGACGCACCTCCAGAGAAACCCCCAATGAGGGCTTCAATCGGAGCGGTTTCACCGATTATCTCAATAATGAGATTTCGGCAGAACTGTACAAAGTCCAAGAACGTTACCCGAGGCATAATATTATAGCTATCGGGGGTTAAAATTAAACGTTCTTCGGTCTCCGCATTGAGCTCTTCCGTCAGGAGCCATTTATCAATGGCTCGCTGTCTCCTAACTAAAGGAGGATCGGTGTCCTTAGAGACGAACTTTGAGAAAATCTCGGCTTTAAGATAGTCAACTTTCGTTGACGATCGTAGCGCTTGGATTCTCCGGTTCAGCTCTTCGGTTATACCCTCGGGGACTCTCGTATTGGCGCATTTCTGCGCGGAACGAGGACGCTTGTTTGTCATTTGGTACTCCAATAATGACATCCCTGCCGTCTGAGACACGCAAGGAGATGAAAGCTAGAAAACACACGACCATAACTAGAGATGCAAGAAGCATCCCAATCACAGTAACGCGTTCACCAGCACCAGGGTTGAACATATCTAGCTCCTTGAGCTAAGTATGACTAAGCGAAAGCTTAGAACAGACCCTGGAGGCTAACCACGGTGCCGTCGGTCATGGTCTGGGTGCGCTCGAAGAGCGTCCGAACATAGTCGCGGACCGTTGCACGCTCGCCGGCGGTCGAGCTACCATCGAACGAAAATTCGATGTTAGCGTAGGCCACACGGGCGACAGCGGTGCGGTTAACGCCGTTCACCACAGCGGTCGAAAGGAAAGGAACAGAGAGCTTGAGGGTCACCTTACGGCGACCAGCTTGAGTCTGAGTCCGTCCAATCGTGAGTCGGGGATCGCCGATCGGCGTTCCCGTAGCTTCCGCGAAGGTTGCCACTCCGCCAGTGATATCACTGGGGGCGAAGGTGTGCGAACCGTCAGCACTGTCCTTGAGGACAATGTTACCAATCTGAGGCATATGCTTCTTTCTACTGCATCGCAGTGGACATCCGGTTAAATATCGGATGGTTGGTTAGAAGAGACGGAATTGTCCCTTCGATAGGAAGTGGCGGTGAAGCCATGGAGTCGCTAAAGAAGCTGCCTGATTAGGGCAACTGCATTGGCGACATGCGCAGACGAAAATGGATGTGCATTTCCATACAACTCTGGGAGATGAAAGGAAGTGTGCACTATTCGTCTGAACGTGGTGGTGGAGGTTTCATGTAAACCTCCGGAGAGTACTTCAGTTCGGCCAGTATGACCCTCAAATTGAGAGGAGTCAACGCTCCGTATCCGACGAATCTTAGATTCAGTCTTCACGGATGTCCAACCTGAAGCAAACTCGAGCCCAGCCGTAGCTGTGATCGCAGCGAGTACATTGCCGACGGGAACAAACCAGTCGACAACAAAACTGAAGGGAACAAGTTCCCAACCGATACTCACTGGATTAAGCAATCCAAATGCGTCAACACGGTCAATGACCGCGTTAGACACCTTAAACTTATACACCGTTCTGGCACTGTATGAATCAACCTTACGGCAATTCATATAGCAACCATAATTGGCGTTTTCAGTATAAGATTTGGATGCTTGATCGGAAGCAGTCGAAGAACCACGGAAAGTCATCTCCTTGGTTCTGAAGCCTTTCTGCAGTAACTCGATACCATCAAAGATAGACCCCATAAGGGGTTTCCATCCGTATTGGTATTCGAGCCAGCGATTGGCAAACGACTTCCCGGAGATAACATCTCGCGGGGACATCCCGAGAATCGAGGGTATAGACCCAAAATTCCCTCGTTTAAAGGCCAATAGCCCTTGAGCGAGCTGGGATGCACTTCCAGCGACCATCTCAACAGTCTTTTTGCCTTCAGCCATGTCAGCACCCATTTGGGTTCTGCCATTTCGAAGAGCATTAAGGGCCCCCGTGTAAGATTTACTTACAACATCCTCCAAGCCGGAGGATATATCTGGGGACGATGGCGGTAGATTCTCCCCAACGTCATAAATGACGTGGGTAAAGTCCCCGTAGGGACGAGTCTCCGTCACCCGAACGACTGCAGGTTCGCAGCCGGTCAACCTATCACTGCCGGTGTAGTAGAGTTTATCAAGCGGATGCTTGTTAGACCCACCTTTCTCGGGGCCCGACTTGAACGTATTCAAATCCGGGACATCCTTGAAAGACTCACTGTAGTAAGGACCACCGAAGTAGTCCGAACCCGAATGGGACTCTTTTAGAGTCCGCTTCGTAGTGTGATACCCGTTAGGGAAAGACATGAGAAGCTCCAACATCTCCGCGCTGGGATTTAACCATTGCGGCGGATGAATTAACACCCGTCTCAGCCGTTACCGGTATGAGAAGATTAGTCCGGCTTTGCCGAACTGTCGTAGCAGGAGGTTCATAGAACCAGTACTGGTAGAGTAATACTCCAACCAGCGCTAAAAGGACACCATTGATAACGCCAAGGACGAAGATCCAGACGCTCTCGACAAAGATGAGATTATCACCTAACTCGAGACGCGAAGTATCAATCGTCGTTTGATCATTATCAACCATAAGGTATCCTTTTAAACTGCTAAGACAGACCCGACTCCCGAAAGGGAGTC